TGTAATGGGAAATGAACGGAGAGAAAAAAGAGTAGTTATTGCCAGAAGTTTTTCGTCCCTTACCAAGAACCTTTTCTAACAAATTAAGTAAATCATAATTTATCATAACAACACTTTTTTGTATAATAGTTTATATCACAAATATAGTAAAAATTTGTGACAATTACAAACACTCATCCAACCATTCTTTTGGAATTTCCTTCTTTGCCCACTTCCAACCTTTCTTATCACAATACTGAGCGTATGTGGTTTTACTTCCTTTATACAATTTTGCATTTGGATTTTGAAATACAAATCGAATATCTATTTCTGAATATTGTTCAAATATTAAATCAAACTTTAATCTGTCAGTTTTTACCCATCTACCCTTTGATTCTATATAAAGTTTCTCACCTGTTTTCTTAGTAAGAACGAAATCAGGAGTATAATTGTGTTTTGTTGCAGGCTGTATATAAGATATTTTATGGGTCTCATAACCGAATTCTTTTTTAGATTCTTGAAGTGCATTGTTTATATTATCTTCTAATCCGCTTCTGAAACCATGCTTTATTGCTACGGCATTTCTTTTCATTACATGTCAAACCGTACAATAATATTCATATCAACATCATCACGTTTTATCAGAGGATTAGCCAATTTTGCAATAGCAATTAAATCCCTATCTTCATTATATAATCCAATCGTTGTTATGTATGGATTAAAATCTTTATGAGTCACATTTGTATTAACCAATGCAGGTGAAAAATTTATATCTGAAAATATGGATGGGTTTTGTGTAAAATTATATTCATGTTTACGAATTTTACATATAATTTCATGTTCAAAAAAAGTAGTTGTACTTTTGTATTGACCATCAAACCCGTTAGTTAAATCACTATAATCATATGAACCACTTGCTCCGAGAAGTGCATTTTTATATTTAGGACGTGGATCACTAATAACAACTACACCTTGGTTATAGAATACATTACCGACTCTTGCTGTTTGATATGCATAACCATTTACTGAACTATTGTTGTATAGGTAGGTAACGTCATCCGAAGTCAATCCTTTATTGTAAATTCTAATTTCGTCCAATGAACCAGACAAAACTTTATCATTAGTTCCGTCACCTGCTATATAAAATTTATGGTCATTATTAATGGTTTTAGTCATTATTTTATTAGTAGAAGCATTTAATGTACCGTTTATATAAATCTCATAGTTACTTCCAGTTTTTTGACAAATAACATGATTCCAACTGCCAGTTGCTAACATACTAGAAGTTACTTGCATACTCTCAACATCAGAACTTTGTCTGAAAACAATGGAGTATGGGTTTGCTGCTGTTCTATTTGTCAGATAAATATCAAATGGAAATCTGTTGGAATAAGAACCAGTTTCAATAACATCATCACCTACACGTAACATTTTTATTCGATTCTTATTAAATAAGTAATTATGATTATATGTTTCTATTGATTGACTTGCAGGAACATTTAACCAAAAACTAAATGCAAAATTGTTTGATCGATTAAAATTAAACTTTTCATAATTATCAACTGTTAAATATGTACCATGAATTGCAGCAGAAACACCAGTTGATTCTGCCGTATCTGTTGTTGGAATGCCAGGGTGATATGAGATTTTTTTAGTATTTTTTATATTAATAATATTGTTATAAGGCGATGAATCCAATACATAAATTGATTTATTATTTTTGTATTTGTATTCTCTATATTTTTCATTGAATCCCACATTTAACAAACAATACGATTCATTAACAAATTTTGTAGTATCAAATGATTTGTCAATTAAATTTCCATATTCATCGTCTACTAATGTATAACTGTAAGAAGGATTTGCATTATAATTATTTATAGAGAAAGAACCTTTCTTTATACCCTCACCAAAATTTTTCATCGGTAATATAAAAATAGAGCTTGTTTCCCATAGATAACCATTATACTTTTCATCCAATGAATAGTCATACATTCTATAATCAGAATAAACTGTGTAATAATTGTGATCTAATGAATACCATAATTGTTTAGGATCAATACTTTGTGAGGTATATGAGTTACGATACATATCAGATGATAAATTCAATACATTACCGAAGTATTTACTATTTTCTGGATATAATGCACGATAAACATTTATACCGTGATTTTCATAATAATCAACATCAGTAGAAAGTGTGTTAAACTTCCATGTTTTATTAGCTTGAAAATGTCTTACAGTATAATCACCTGCTTTTAATTGTTTCCAAGCAAAACTTATATTATTTCCAAATTGAAATGCCACTTTAATTTAACCTTATTCTAACGTGAAAATTACACTCTGTATTATGTTTTTTAAGTAATGGTTTTTCTAATTTACCAACAGCCAACAATTCTTTTTTTCTATTATATAAACCAATCGAAGTTATATATGTTTGTGAATCATCTCTCATAGTTAAATATTTTAATTCTTTATTAGATCCAGAAACGTATGTTGGATTATTTGAAAAATTCATTTCCGATGGTAATACTCTACAAAAATAAGTCTCTGTCATATACTCATTTGAACCACGTCCCCACCATGAACCAGTTTCAGTTCTAACTACATTTGGAGTAGTAGAACCACTAATAGAATAAAACAATTTCTTTATATTATCACCATCGATGGAAGCAGTAACCGTATTGAAAGAACATGATTGATCGAGTACAACCCCATCAAGAATTATTAAACCTTTTCTAGGAAAAACAATACCCCATGCATCATTCTCACTTTCACCATATATACCATCATTCAAAGAGCCAGAAACTAAATAATAATAATCTTTTAACTCTTCGGTGTAAGTAACATATTCTTTACCGTCTATTGAGTCATCTATCAATGTATAAATAACACTTGAAGAAGGATTTGGATAAAAGTTACTACCAGTATTTATTAATTGATTAGTACTCGAAGAAATAGGTGCTAAGGTTAATTGGAAATTACCAATATCTAATCTATCTTTAAATGAATTTCTATTAAAATGTATTGCATAAAAATAATCACCATTTTTATTGTTCTTAAACGGAAACTTACCTTCAATTGTATCAAAACAATCTAATATATATTTACGAAACATTGTTTTTGCAGGTAATAATTCACTTGGCTCAGTAAGTACAGTTACTTCATATGAAGAACCAGAACCACTTATATGAGCATATGCTAAATCAAACTCGTGGTAACTATTTGGATGTGTAGTTGGTTTATTATAAATGGACATGAAATATTTTTGATGATCAGAACTAACAGTTCCACTTATAAAAGTATTTATTCGTTCACTATTATTGCAACTAAATAATCCACTTGTTCTCCATTCTTTTATTGGTACAGATTTATCTGTTACCTTAAATACAAGAGAATTATCTTGTTTTGGTGCACCATTATTAACAAGTCTTATTTGTGGACTTGTAGATGATAAGAGAGTATCATTAAAAACCTGAATATCATCAAACCGTGGAAAGCCCTCATCTTGTAAGAATCTTACATATGCTGCCATCCATTCTAATATATACTTATTTATTTGTAATGAAGTAATTTTCACTAAATTAGTCCGTTAAAGTAATTTGTTCAACCATCTCTATCCAAGTATCTGCGTATGGTGCTCTTACTGTTATTTCGTCTTCTGCTGCGTCAATTCCAATTTCAGCTGCTCTTTTTACAGCACTCTCTTCTAATTCTTTCAACATATCAAGAGCAACATTAATATCACTCAACATCTTTTCAGCTGCTTCATCTCCATCCACGAAAGGACCACCATCTCTTAATATTTCTAAAATGTAATCTGCACTTTGTTGTACAATTTGTTGTTCAATTTTTTCTTTAACATTTGATCCCTGACTATAAAATGGACCACCTTCTTCTAATGCTTTAATAGCAAGAGCTTCTCCAGTATAAACAGATGTGTTTGGATATAAATCCAAAATACCACTAGCTAAAACTGGTAAAAGAAATGGAGCTTGATATTTTGGTGGATTTGGTGTAAAATACGCATTAGGATATGAACCAAACTCTTCTATCCCTTCAGGCGTAAATGAAAATTTTTTTGCCATAAAACCCTCTTAAAATTACCAATTTAACCTAATTTTTATTAAAATATCATTTTCGTATGATTTTTGTATTGGCTTATTTAATTTTGCAATAGCAAGTAACTCATTAGAATCATTATATAAACCAACTGTTGTTATATATGTAATTGGGTTATCAATAAAACAATCATATTTCAAATGTCCAATTTTAGTTGTATCGTCTGTAAGATATGTTGGATTTGTACTATAATTTGCTTCATCAACTGGTATTCTTATAAAATAATGATTAGTTGTTTTTTGTTTTACCGTTCTACCAATCATCGGCTTATTTAATACTGCTGCACCACTTATTGCTGTGTGTATTTTCCAAGAATTATCACCATGTATATTACTTCCACTTACAGAATTAAAATTCAAATAACTATTTAACTTACTACCGTCCAATACTATAACACCAATATTTGGAAATATTTTTCCGTAAGTTGTTACATTACTGCCAGTTGATGTTGCATGAACACCATTTATAAGACTTCCACTAACAATATCATAATAATCTGTTGGGTCTTCTGTACAGAATCTATTATCGTCCCCATCACCAGAATTATCAATAAGTGATAAAACTTTATTAGAAGAACTTACTTGAACATTGCTACCAGTATAATATCTATTCGGATATGCAGTACCGTTCAGTTCTGCCAAATTTATTTCAAAATTACCTAAATCTAATTTATGTGAAAGTCCATTTCTATAATAGTTTATAACATAAACATCTTTTGGAGTGTTTGCTGATCCAGAATCTAAGAATGTAAATCTTGATTGTGTTGCTTCCATGCCCAAAAGTCTAAACTGTGAGTATATTGCTTTAGTAGAACTATCACTATAATCATAGTTATATCCTATCGAACCAGAACCTTCATAATGTCCATATGCTACTGCATAGAAAGGAGTTACATCGCATGTGTTACATCCAAGTACATCGTAATATATTTGTTTAGAAGCGGTAGTTTGAGTTGAACTTGTGTAATAACAGTCAAGAGAAGAAGAACCATTGAATATACCGTAAACTTGATTTTTAGATACTCCAGGTAAAATATCACCACCGTAAAGTAATGGGTGATATAGTTTAACAATACTTGGATTACATATTGCAGAACTTGCTCTTCTTGTACTAACTACTCGTTGTCCTTTTGTTAAAAACGGATAATCTGGATTAAACGGATATGTTTTTAATATTAATCGTTCAGGTATTGTTCTTTTAATCCTATTACCATCTAAATATTCAAGTGCAGGATAAACATCGTAGCATTCTTGAACACTAACTTCAACACAGCCACATAAATCTGTTGGGTCAGGAGTCCAACCTTTATCTACACAATACTCATCGGGAATACAACCTAAGTTATTTTTAGTAAATTCTATTGTGTTAATATCTGATATTTCAGAAACAAAATCTCTTGTTCTATCACTACTATATAATGGATAATAACCTTCTTCAAAAATATATAATTGACCTGCGTTTGGTCCAGAATCTTCTTTAAATACATTATTTTTTCCGTATTTCTGAACTGCTAAATAGGTTGCAAGTTTACCACGAGTAGTTTCACCTGCATTAATAGTACCATCTGGCTTTGTATCAGTAAAATTATTACCAAATAAATAACTTGTTATTAAAACACCATTTTTGTTAGGTGGTGGTGCAAACTTTGAATCACTCGTTGCACTTTCAGCGAAGTAAACAACATTATAGCCTAATGAACCACCTGTTCCAGTTGTTTCTGCTGCACCACATCTTAATTTAATATATCTTTTTCTTTTTCGCTTTATGTCTAATCTAAAAGTTTCTGCAGTTGCGGTATAACATGGATTACTTGAAATGGATTTTCTTTCCACTTTGTTCATCGATGTTTTTTGAATATTTATATTATCTTCAAAAATGAAACGTCCTCTATTGCGTATAACAACCGCTGCATTATCAGCAAGAGAAGTTGGAAATGCGAATTCTAAATCTCTAAATAATTTAGTATTATCATCATAATCATTTCTAAAATCATATATGTCTTGAAAAACATCTGTAACAGCTGGTTCGGATAACGCCAATGACCATTGGAATATATTATCTGCATTATATGGAGAAAGACAACTATCCACATTAATACTTCCGTCTGACGGTGGTGGTGGATTTATAATAGTATCACATACTTCAGCATAACCTTTTTCTTGAGCAGAGATTAATAATGTTTCATCATAGTAATCGTTATATGATTTTATAGCCGCAATAGATGGAACTGTTAATTGTGTACTATTTAACAAATCATTTGGTTGAAAACCGGCATCCAGTAAAAACCTTTCTACTATAATATTACTAGGGTTACCTATAACTTGAGTTGCAACATTTATAACATCACCAGAAAGATACCCAGGATAAGCTACTTGCATATTACGTTCTGAACTTCCCCAAGTCAAATTTCTAATAGTTCCATTACCAAATTCTGCAAAGTTTTGACTATACAGTTTAGGAGTTGTGTATGTACTTGTTTCACATAAACCAACACCCTTTGGATATATGTTTGTATTTCCAAGCATATATTGTAATAAAAGAAATGGCGGGTTAGTAGTATCATTATGTATTATATCTAAAGAATCATATAATTTTTGTACAATATCTCTAACATCAAAATATCTTTTATACGTTACTTTACCAGGACTTAAATCAACTGGACATGGTTCTGTTGATGAAAGTAATTTTGCAGGTATTCTAACAGTAAATTGATCAGTTGCACGGTTTAATTTAACTGGATATTCTTGGTTTGCGTTTTTCGGACAACATTTCCATAATGTATATTCCAATACTATTTTTTTTCCACATGGAACATTGCCAACATATTCTTCGTCTGCAAGTGTTTTTATTTCTGGTCTGAATTGCCATTTCCAATCACTAGGTGTACAAAATTTTGTTGCTCCACCATCACCTCCACCAGTCAGAGTAGCACCATCACCTGATGGTTGACTACCGCCAGACGATTGAATGGCAAGTCTCATATTGTCTTTCATAGAAGGTCTACCTAATGGTCCAGGGCCAAAATATATACTCCATAAAGTGCCATACTTCTCTGAAGCGAATCCAAACGAACCTTCTAATTGATCATATATTTTTTGCACTCTATCAGATGGCTTTACATTACCATAATCTGCATATTCTATATCAGACCAATCTGTAAAACCTATTAATAAACCACCATTTGACGCTTGTAAATAATCACGGTAGATAGTAAAAAGGTTTATTAATCCCTGATAAACTGTAACTGGACGTTGATATGGTTCAGTTTGTTGGTCAGCAAATCTTGCACGAATTCCGTATTGAGGATCGCTCAATATTAAATTCATTGCATTAATTTGACCCTCTAACTGAAAAACGTCGTTTTGTAAAAAGAACAGCCACGCTGATTGTACCGCTTGTAGTTCGTTGGGGTTGTAGTATTGATCCATATTTACCTTAGAAATCTAATTTTATTTTTATTGAAACTTCTTTATCGAATGTTTTTGCAATTGGTTGATTTAGTTTAGCTACCGCTAGTAAATCAAAATTATCATTATATAACCCGATGGATGTTACATATGTTCTTGGATTATCGTACATTCCAGCCCATTTAACTATATTTGTACTACCAGAATAAAAACTTGGATTGCTTGTATAGTTAAATTCATTATTATTAAGTCTTGCAAAATAATACGTACTTGCATACATCTCACTTGTTTTAGCGGTGAATGAGCCAGTTGTTGAACTAATTGTCATTGCTCCACTAATAGCTGTAAATAATTTTAATGCACCATTATCACCACTTGCAGTAGCAGGACTTCGGAGTGTTGTAAATGATGCTGAAGCGTCTAATGCTTTACCATTCAAAACAATAATACCGTTATCTGGATAGAATAATCCCCAAGGTGTTGTATCCGCTGTATAAATTCCGTTTATAAGACTTCCACTTCTAATATTAAATACTCGACCACCCTGTGTTGCTAATTCTGTGGTTGAAGCAGTTGCATCATCTATAAGTGTAACCAATTTATTTGAAGAAGAAACTGCACCAGTTGTGTTTAGTTCTGCTAAAGAAAGTTGCCATGTATTAGTGTCTATTTTGTCTTTGTATCTACTACGGTTAACATTAATCACATAAACATATTCTGATGTTTCACCATTTTCAAATGTAAATAACGGAACATTAGGTTCTAATAATAATTGGCGGTATTGAGAATAAATTGCTTTTGTTGGATAATCATATACGTTTGTACCAGTTGAACCAGTAGATGAACCACTACCATACAAATCACCGTATGCAACAGAAAATTGAATAGCAGAACCTTGACTATTAGATTGACTATTATAAACGTCATAATAATATCTTTTCTCATTTGAAGACTGAGCAGAACTAGTGTATATGTTACGTAAACTCGCTTGTCCACCTGACCAAAGAGGTGCTGTTACAACTTGTCTTTGATAATTGTTAATAGACGAATCATCAAAAGATTTGAAACTGAAACCATTTCCGTAATTACTATTTCCAATAGGTTGAGTTCTATCTAAATTGGAAGCCATCGTATTTGTTGGAAGTATCGCCATTATTAATACTCCAACTTAACTGTAACAGACAACATATCATTATTCTCATGTTTTATTGGTTCACTTAATTTAGCAACTGCCAATAAATTCTTGGAATCATCATACAATCCAATAGAAGTTACGTAAACAACAGTTTGACCAGGTGTACCGGTATCCTTGTCACCTTTCCATCGCATATCAGAATATTTTATTAAGCCAGTAACAGTTCCACCTGGAACATATGGATCTTCACTATCAGGAGGTAAAACCCAAGTTGGATTTGATGTTCCAAACCCTTCCAATGTTGGCATTACACTAACATAATATTGTTGAGATTTTTTTATATCGATTGATCTAGCTTGGAAACCAGAACTATGAGTTGCATATGCGCCAGAAATTGCTGTAAATAATTTATAAGCATTATCACCGTTAGCGTTACTTGCTGTAAAACTATTAAAGGATGCTGATTTATTTAATACATCAGCGGATAATAACATTACACCCAAACTCGGATAAACCATTCCATAAATTTCTCTTCCACCGTTAATGCCAGCACCATTATTATAAATCCCATCTGAAATACTTCCACTAACAATCGCTCTTGGTTTTGATAATGATTTTGGATCATCAATGAGTTCATTATATTCTAATGCATTATTACTAATATCGCCAGAGTCATCAATTAGGTGAATTAATTTACCAGCAGATTTTACAGATACATTACTTCCTGTGTGATATTGCATTTCAACCAATGCGCCATTTAATTCTGCAACATTTAATTGGAAATTACCTGGATCTAATTTATCACCAAATCTATCACGATTAATTGAAACTGCATAAAAATGTTCCAATGGTGTTGTTGTTAAAAGTTCTGTTGCTCTTGAGCCAGATAATAATAATCCAACTTCATCACCATCCAAACAAAGTAATCTATATTGATTATATATAGCTCTGGTTGATGTATCACCTGTTAATGAAGTGTCATCTGCATCATACGATGAACCAGATCCACTTATGTTACCATACGCTACGGCAAACATTCTTTCATCATTACAAGTTAGTGACGCTGATGCCCACACCTCATAATAATATTGTTTAGAAGTTGCTGTTTGTAAAGAACTCGTGTAAAAATTATTTAATGTAAACCCAATATTAGAACCCCAAAGTGGACGTGTTGGTGTATTTGTATAAATCGTAGAACCATAATTATTTAATGGATCTGATATAGTTGTTATTGGGAAAAATATTTGTGGTACTGATGCCATATCTTTAATTTCCTATCTTTTTTTATTTAAAAACAATTTATGGACGATAATTGTAAGTATCTGCTACTGTTGGTGGTGTAGCAGCTTGTTGAGAAGTCCATGAATATGTAAAGTTCAAAACTATTCTTGAACCATACTGTTCATTTGTAACAATAACTTTTGTAGTTTTTGTCCCATTACCTAGTTTGGGTTTTCCGTAAACTAAAATATTTAGGAAATTTTCATTTGGTGTTGCTGGAACGCCTGATATAGTTTTTGAATTACCAGAAATCGTAGATGTTACAGTATTTACTGGAGCAGCAGCCCAAAGTTCCATATATGTTGTGTCTAATATAGTAACCGTATATGTTTGTGTGAGTTGTGGAGTAAATGTACCAGGTACACCTGTATATTGGTTCGTTTGAAGTTTAACTATTTGATAACCCAAATTTGAACTTCCAGGTGCACTAATTGTACCGTCACCAGTTGGACTATTAAATGTAAATGAAGTAGCGCCTGTTTCTGTTTGTAAAAATGGAATAGATATTGTTCCTTTTGGTAAAGAAATTAATTTATATTTCATTGATTGAGTTTCATCAGGAACGGCCTCGGTAATTGGTGTATTTTCAATAACAACGCCATAATATGCAGAGCCACCACCATGATTCGGATTCCATAAATCATAATCAATTTCATCATCTGCAAGAGCAAATTGTGTAATTCTAAATTTACCATCACCTTTTGCTAAAAGTTCTCTTCCCTTTTTAGTAAGAATTGCGTCAACGGTTACTGTACCATTATTGCTTAAATAACCCATACCATACTCCTTTTTATTTAATATTATTTCAATATGACAAATTAATGTAACCCACAAAACAATGGGTATGTTCTCAAACTATAAATATGAAACAGATAGTATTTTCTACATTTTTTTTATTATTTATTCTATAATAAAAGAAACATCCTCAAGTGTATCAGTAGTAGTAACTTCCACAATTGCTCCACCATCTGGTGTTACTGCCGGATATGCTACATCATTAATTCCTTCACCGTTTTGTCCTTCAAGTTTACAACCAGCAAACATATAATTTTGTTGTGCAGTTCTTAAATTGTCTGGATTAGTATAATCACTATCAACAAAAATATAAGAACTAGGTTGATTAGTTGCATACTCTTCCATAGTAGAATATACTGGCTCAGGTGTTTGGTAATATCCACCGATTTTAATTGGGGGATTTATTTGATCAAACGTACCAGTAGTTTGCTCTGTTTCATTTGGTGTAATTGTTGTTGTGTTATTAACATAATCAGATGGAATCGGTATTGTTGTAATTGTACCAACTATATCTGGTGTGTACCAGAATGTAGTTTTACCATCATTACCTGTTGTTGAAACTGCCGGTTTAAGATTAATATTAGCATCAACCCCCTTTAGAGTAGCAACAAATGATTTTATTTTAGAACCAGTTACAAAAGTTTTTAGTTTGTTTTGCTCACTTATAAAAGATTTTTGAGGTAAAAATACACTTCCACTAGTTCTACTTAATTTGGAAGTAGTTATATAATTTAAGTCCTTTTCACCATCAATATCCTGTAATTCCGTTTCAAACGTATTTCCAATTTCAAATTCACCACCGTATTCTAAAATTTCACTATCATAATTTTCATCAAACCCAATAGTAATAGTTGATTTAACGTTATTCAATTTTAATGACGGAGAACCTAAAGTTGAAATATCATTTGTTTCTACACTATCTGATTTTTCTACCGCAAAATCTCGTGTTGTTTTTACTTTAGATCTTTCTAAAACATTTGGCTCAACTACTAAACCTAAAATTTCATTTACACGTAGTGGTAAAACTTGACGTATTTGATCGAATATACTAAAATCAAATTTTGCTATTAAATCAATATATGCTGTAAAATCATTTTTATTTGAATATTTTTTCCAGTATTCTTTTGCTAAGAATTTTAAATCTGGATATTCTTCTAAATTAACAGAATCATATCCACCGAAATAATCATCTAATACCGTGTATCCTAACGATTCATAAATATCTTCGTTTATTATGTGTTGTGGAGAAAATGCAACCATCAATTTACTTGAATCGATTGAATATTTATCAAACTGAGTTATAGTTACCGACTTATCAACCTGTAAAGAATCTTGTAATGAAGCGGAATCTATTCTTATTTTTTCAGTAAATGGCGTATTGTTTGCTACTGTAACAACTTCCATATTATACGTTTCTGCTAAAGATTCAAAAGATGAACTATTGAATTCATTTAGATAAGCTGTTTTAGAAGAAGAATAAAACGTTTTCTTGGTTTGATCGGGATGACTACTTATAAAACTGGTAGTAGTTGCAGAATCAAACTTTTTCCAGAATTGCCATTGTCCTTGTAAATCATAGAAAGAACCAGTTGGATTATTAGAATTATATGTCCTTGGTGCTAACACATGATTATCAAAAGAAGAAGTATTTAATATAGTCGACCAATATCTTAATTCAAAAATAGAGCCAGAAAGTATATTATCAGTTTGTGGATTAGAACCAGAACCTATGTATAATTGTCCATCAGAAGCCCATGCTTGATTATAACTACCACTCACACTTCCACTTATAACAATACTTGCAGATTGTTCAATTACAATCTTACCGTATTTTCCTGTTTTGAGAATAAAATCATAAATTTGGTTTGAAGAAGTTAAATCAGTTGAAAATCTTCTTTGGAGCATAATATTTAGTGGAACATCATCATATAAATATTGGTCTGTAATTGAAGCAGATTTATATGAACTAATTGTTGTTGCACTTAAAGTTCCAATTTGAACTGGCGACGAACGTGTTACTGTTGTATTATCACCAACCTGTCCATTTGCGTTATTTCCCCAACCCCACAAACTACCATTTGTTTTTAAGGCAACGGTATGTGTTAATCCATCACTTACAGTATTCCAATCCGCATCACTACCAATTTGAATAGGTGAAGATACTTGAAAACCAACTCCTGTATCTGTACCAACTTGTCCATCACTATTGTTACCCCAACCCCATAGAGTTCCATTGGATTTAACCGCTAATGATGTAGCGTAATTCAACCCACCAGAATCTGGTCCAGCGGATACCGTTGCGAATCCTGTACCTATTTGAATTGGCGATGAATATGTATTAGTAGTACCATCACCGAGTTGATATTTATTATTATAACCCCAAGCCCATAATGTTCCGTCTGTTTTAACTGCTAATGTATAATATCCACCAGCAGAAACTACTGAATAACTTGAACCAATTTGTACTGGAGAAGATTTATTAACAGTTGTATTATCTCCTAATTCACCAAAAGTATCTCTACCCCAACCCCATAAAGTATTATCATTTTTTATAGCAAACGAATGGTTTGAACCTGCTGATATAGATGACCAAGTTGATAAAGTTCCAATTTGAACTGGAGAAGAGCGTGATACAGTACTGTCTTGACCCAATTCACCATTACCACTAAAACCCCAACTCCAAAGTGTACCGTCAGTTTTAAGAGCTAATGCATGGTTATTTCCACCTTCTACCTTTGACCAATTAGATAAAGTACCAATTTGAACTGGACTTGATTTAGTTGAAGTAGAATTGTCACCAAGTTCACCATAAGTGTTCTGTCCCCAACCCCAAAGTGTACCGTCAGTTTTAACTGCTAATGTATAGTTATCGCCTGCTGATACATAAGACCAATCTGAAAGAGTTCCAATTTGAACTGGACTTGATTTAGTTGTAGTAGAATTATCACCAAGTTGACCGTTGGTATTTAATCCCCAACCCCATAAAGTTCCATCAGTTTTAACAGCAGTACTATGGTTGAACCCTGCTGATATTTTTGACCAACCACCAGATGTAGTAACGTCTTCACCTTTCATGTGGAAAGTTAAACTTCCCCTATCATAATCAGTTCCATCGTTTGCTATTGTTACATACCAATCTAATCTACTACCAGATTGTTTTTGTAAAATAGTTTGAACTTTATTATCAAAGTATGGATAGTATTTTGCATCGTTCATTTTCCAACGGAAAGTCAAAGCATCTGGATATTGCCATTGACTATTTGCATTATTTACTTTTTCCCAAGGTACTCGAACATATTGATTTGTTTTTGGTTGCTGCTTACTTCCTAAAAAGTTAAGATAATATGTTTGTTTATCCCACTCTGCTCTAGGAACTTTACCGAAGTCTGCATTGTCAGGACCACCATATTCACGAATCGAAAGAATAGTTGAAGGAATTCCATATGCAGAAAGTAATGCCTTTATACTCCGTGAAGTACCTTTACTTTTGTATACATACGGAAGAGTATTTAATATTCTTCTCCAAACTTCCTTTGTTCTATTTTCTTCTGATTTTGAAAGGTATTTATTTATTGTTGTTTTACCTGTCCAAATAGGTTCACCACTTCCACTCAACCCTAAAGCATATTCCCAAAGGTCTTTTGTTTGAGTTCCATTTGAAAGTGTCCAACCTAAATTTTTTGTTGTTTCATAAACTAAATCCTGAGAAAGTCCATCTTTTGGATTTTCTTTTCTTGTGTTTTTCTTTAGTATGTGGTCTGTGTATAAATATAAAATGTCAAAGTGCTGACCAATCATGTTTACAAATGTTTTGAATTGCTCACTCTGACCATCGTCTAGTATGTATTCTGGTATTGCTTTTTGTAATGAATTGTAATTCTTTAAATCGTATTCAAGTCCATTATCAACTAAATCGTTATACCAATCTATACCCGTATCAGACAAAACAGAATATAATTTATATTTACCTTCTTTTGTTAAAATATGATAATCACTAGAAGTTGGATCAACTTCATATTTTGGATACGGCGTAATTATTGCAGCAGACTGACTAGTGTAAAAATTACTAGCAGTTGTTTCATAATACAACCATTTTTCAAACTCATCAAAGCCCTGTTCTATTTTATTTCTTAAATTTTTAACATTGATAATATTTGAACTAACAGAACCAGTATATGTATTCAGTAATAAAAGTTGTGTATTGTACGTTTCAATTAATCCAAGTTTATAAAAGAAATTAGCAGACCTATCTTCAGCCGAAGAGTAAAATATGAAGTTGGAAAAATCTCTATAATCAACATTTAATTTTACACTAGAACCAGTATCATTAACGTATCTATTTAAAATTTCTTGAGAAGTTTGTACATTCGTTGATAATAAATCGTTCCAAGACTTATATGCAGTTTCAGTATTTACCCAATAATCATAGTCAACTTCAAAATTTGGTCCTTTAATATAAGGAATCATATCCATTGGTTGTTGATTTCTAACAACTACATTATCTATCCAAGGTTTTAGAATTTGACTTCCTAACCAACATTCATAATATAAATCTATTTCAAGTGGAAGTGTGTCATATAGTTTAACATAGAAATATGTATCATCACCATCGGATGTAACATTAATAACATCCACAATTAAATTCTCACCAAAATTTATTATAATTGGCGGTAGGTAAGTTGTTGATGATAAATAATTTAACACAAACTGTGTTAATGAAGTTTTTGCTGCTACATTTTCTGGATATTTAAGTGCTAATTTTAATTCACGTCTGTCTTGTGAAATATCTGCTATAAATAATCTTCCGTTTTCATCAGTAGAACCACCAATAAGATTTCTAAAAAAATTATAAACAATTTTATAATTATCTGGCGGTAATTGTAATAAATTTTGAATATGATCGTGTACATCAATTAAAGCATATTTTCTATCAACTGTTTCTGTTACGTCACCCGAAGTAACTATTTCGGTTCTTGATTCTATTTTAAATGGTAAATCATACAAAGAAGAATTATCAACATAAGTAGTGTTTGGTAAAAATACGTGCAATTCAAGTGAAGATTCTCTACCAAAATATTGTTCTTCTGGATCATTCAATACAGGAACAACTAATTTTCTTCTAACCGAAGATAAACGTGTTCTTGAACCACGAATGGGGTTCTTTGCTAAAAGTATTGAGTCTATATTTGTATAATTAAAATTTGACATTAAAATATCCTATGTTATACTATAACGGTTACTGCTTTTGTAGCCTTTTTAACCAAATCAGCGTTTAGTTTTTTTCCATTTTGTTGATTTGCACCATTAAATTCTAAGGTTTGCCAACGTACGTCAGAACGAGTCCAAGTTTCATCAGTAAGAAGGCAATTACTTGCATTAAATCTATTCATAGGTTGTTTTCCTGGTGTAACGGTTACACCATCGATTACAAAAAGAAACTGATTATTGGAACAATTAAAATCCGCCATTATCACCGTAACATCGGTTGTTCCACCTAAATCGGAAGCAGTTTGTGGATACCCCTTTAAAGTGTTCAATAAATTATCTGAACAATCATATCTATAAAACGTATTACGCTGTGCATTAGCAACATCACCGTCTAATTTAGTAAAAGCACCAGTTTGTGGACCACCTAATAAATCTTTTAATTTATTTTTAGAACAATCAACTGTTCCATCGTAAACAATTTGTGGTGAACCTTGTAATGAGGTTAACAAATTATTTGAACAATTAAATTCAGAACACTTAGACGGTGCACCTGCTAAAGTTGTTAACCCAACACCAGAACAATCAAATGTTCCATTAACAACACCGAACTTTACCATAAGTGCCCCATTTTTTACCGCTTGTGATGAAACCTTTACACTTCTGAACACATTCATAACTCTACCGTTTGGAGTTTCAACATACGAAACGTCAGTAGGTTGTAATCCAAGAGCTGTTAATACATTAGGATCAGTAGTTGGTCCGTCTGGCGGTGGATTAGAATCATTTGCACCAGAATCATTTGCACCAGAATCATTTGTACCAGAATTATTTGCAGCATCAATTACTGAATTTTGTAAATCTATAACAGATTGTTTTGTGTCAGATATTGCAGTATTTGTGTCTTGTAAATTTTGCTGTAATTGTAAATTTTGTAATTTAAGTTGTTCAATATCAACATCTTGTTTTGTATTTGTTGCACTTATATTATCTACCAATGCAGTTTTTAAGTCTTTTGCTGATTGTTCTGCTTGTTTTCTCTGAGCAACTACTTCGTTTTGTATCCTTGCTAATTTTTCATCTGCTTGTCTTTGTAGTGAAACATTTGCTTCACGTAATCTTTCTGCTTTTGCAACAGCAAGTGCTCTTTCTGCTGAAACTGATGATAAAACATCATCAAACTTTGAAATTGTTTGTATTTGTTGACTTATAATAGAATCCTTAGTTGCTAATTGTTCTTGCATTTGATTCATTTGATATTGCATACCGGTAGTTGTATTACTGTCCATACTAATCAAATTAGATATATTACTGAGAAATTCTTTTTTAGCTAATTCTGCTTTTTCCGTATCACTTAATGCAATATCTGGTAAGTTTCTACCAGCTATTTTTTCTAACTCACCTGGTAATAAAGCTCTATTTTGAATACTCTTTATTTTTTTACTCACATTATCTTCTGCTGAAACTGCGTCTTTTAGTGATTTAAAATTAGTGTCTATTATACGAGAGAAATCTCTACGCACATATCTTCCATCCAATACAGCAACATCAAGAGCTCCTTGATTTTGAATTTCACTATCATCAGTATAACTTATTATTCCGCCAGTCAATGCATCACGTTCTAACATAATTATCTCGTAACCTTAAAGTAATAATTGTTATCAAATATTTGAACATTATCTCCACCCGATGTTTCTACTTTTAATAATATTCTATAAAATCTCTCTGGTTGAAAAGAGTTCATCCATAAATTAAAATAACTACTTGTACCATCACAACTTATCTTAGAACCAGTATAATCAAACGGTAAAATTACTTCATCAGTATGTGCGTCTCTTACTTCATAATAAGAAGATGAAGGTAAATAATAGTTTGTTAAATGATATGCTTCAGTTGTATAATTTTTTTGTGGAAATCTTTTATTAGCGTGTATTTTTATTTTTGGTTTTTCGTCTTGTGAATAAAACTTCTTTAACTTAATGTTTGGCATCAATCCGTCAACATCTACTTGTGTTAAACTTCCAGTAATAAATATAGAATCATCCCAAACAACGTGTAATCTTGGAACATATATTGTATTACTATCAGTACCGAAGAATTTAAGACTTGTTAAACTTTCGCCTGAATTTTCAAGTTCTTGACTGAACTTCATAATTAAACCATCGTTTACGAATCTACCAGAACCAGTTATCCATTTTTTAGCTATCTGAGAAACATCCATATAAATGTCAGAAGACTCGTATGAAAACGATTGTGTACACTCTACATTATCATATGTCCACCATGTACCACCACCTTCTTTGGAATTATAAGATGAAGTAACATAAGCAGAAAGGTTTACACCGAATAAAATATTGGCATCAACCCAAGTTTGTGAAATAGTGTCCCATTCATAATTTGCAATTGCAGGTGGAATATCCCATTCTGTACCATTTGCTTTTGAACTGTTATACTTCCAAGAAACACCATCGGTAGTTATTGGATTATTAAAATATTTTCCAGTTCCATTTGTCCAAGAAGAACTTAATGGATAAGCATACACAGTATATTCTTGTGGTATTTCTCTAACGTCAGCAGAACGTAATGATAAATAATATTTTGCATTTTGAGAAATTTTACCACCATTCACTCTACTTTCAATATCACTCATATCAAACTTCATCAATATACGACTGTTGTAAACCAAAGATGAAGTAGATGCTTTTTCGTGAGATAATTCCAATAATGGATCTAAACCACTATTTAGTGTTTCAAATTTTTCATAAATAGTTGTATCTTTTTGAGCGTATAGTGTATAAATCATCCGAATGCCCTCACTCTACCGATAATATCATTATCTGGATATTTTACTTCAAAAATAGAAGGATCTAAAGAAGGAAAAACAATTCCATTTCTTGTTGCTTCTTGTAAATTATAAGCATGTGGAGAATAACCTAATGTTTGATCGTATTTATTTGTTAACCTAACATCAACAACAGTTTGCACGCCCTCTATTCTATCCAATTCGGTTAATATATTGCTAACTATAATAGGTTGATTTATTTGCCATTTATTTACGTCAAAATATTGTTTTAATCTGTTTATACATCTTAATATAACTTGATTACTATTTTGGTCTGGAAAAGTTATTATATCGAATTCAATACCGATGTTAATTATATATGCATCACGAATGTTAATAGCGTCGGTTAATATTCTATGATAATTCAAATATGTTTTTAAATTTTCCTTAGTTGCATCATTAATAACAGTTAATTTATTATCAGCGTCATATCCTAATACATAAAAATTTAAGGCTAAATTATTTTGAATTCTTTCTGTATTATATATAGATTCAACTGTTAACTGTGTATCTTTTGTAATATACGCTTTTGCAATAGAACCATATTTGGAAGGTAGTGTGTACGCCCTAATAATATAATCTTCTTTTGTTACTGCTCTGTTTTGTGCAGCAAAATTAGCTAAAGCATTATTTCGTATTTCATTTATTTCATCACCTGCTTTACCACCTACGGCTGGCTTTGGATTTGTAACTGCTAAACTTGCAACTATCTGATTATATAAAATACTATCAAGACCAGTTTCATCAAGTAAAATGCTTCTTTTTAAAATCCGTGTAATTGTATCACTAGCAACATTATCTTGCATACCCTTACCAGTCGTATAATAAATTCTAATTGTAGTGTTATTTGGAGCAAGTCCGTATGTTTTGGTATATAAGAAATTAGATGGATCTATATCTAAAGAAACAGAACTCTCAATACCAGTTAATGAACTTCCAATTAAATCTGGATTAGGTATCAATTCCTCATCATCTAAGTCAGCAACACCAGCACCAAACTGTATTTCATAAATTCCTTGATCAACTGTTCTTACTGTAAATCTTCTTGAAACTTTCTTTAATTTAAGAAGATAAGGTGTTTCGTCTCTATACGCTGATAACTCTACATCGTTTCTTGGAATATTTATAACTGGATTAAATATAGTATCAGCCGCAAGGTACGGTACATTATACCAAGTATTATTATCTTCATCAATACCATATAAAATTTCTATAAGGTCTGCATTATTTAGAACAACTCTATCGTATGGTTTTGGGTCTTTAAATTCATAATCATAATATTCTACTTTACCAGAAACAGCTCTTACAGATTTTTTTAACAACCAAAATAAAACTTCCCCGTTTGTATCAACTTCAAACGGAGTAACTTCAGTTGGATCAATATTACTACTAAATTTAAAATCAACAAAATCAACTGTTCTAAACTCAACATCAGAATTAGTTGTTGCACCAACTATCATACCAGGTTCAATTGCAAATGCGTATGAATAATCTGGTACAACTTGACTTCCACTATCGGAAGTTATAGTTTTAGCAGGAACTATTTGAAAAACATCAAGTTTTACATTAGCAGCAATTCTATTTTTTGGCATATATCCAAGAGATTGAGCAGTATTTAATATATTTACACGCTCAGTTGAATGTAAAAGCATTGTTTCTTGAAGAGTAACATCTGTGTAATAAGATAAAACATCACCAACATACGCAGCCATTTCTAAAAACATCATCCCTGGAGATGCTTCATTAAAATCTTGATATGTATTTGGAAAATAATTTTTCGTAAAATCAATAAGGTTTTGTTTCAAAGAAGAGAAATCTCTTGAAAGATAACGAATGTCTTTTTTAACTAAATCAGCCATTATAGATTGCCTCTTTTATTTGTAAGTTTCCTGTATCTGATATAAATATCTGTATAGGTAGATAAATGTTTGTACCACTAATTTTTACAACTAATTTTATAGAAACAGCATGACCTGGATCATCTAATCGTGGGTCAACTGTTGGTATTATTGTTTCCAATTGAACTATTGTTAAGAACGGCATCCATTCTGCAATTGCACTTTCTATTTCAGAATTTAATCTACCTGTAAATTCGTCTTCGCTTGAAATGTTATCAAACAATATAGTACGAATATCAGTACCAAACGTTGGCAACATATACCGTTCACCCTTTGAAGTCAACAAAAGATTTTTCAAGTTAGATAAAACTTGTTGAGTATTTGTAAAACTTTGTCTAAATATCCCTGACTCTGCATTGAATGGAATTAAAACTCCAATTGGTTTTCCTAAATTTATATTGGGATTATTAGGATTTACAAATTCTCTTTTTCTTCTAAATATTGACACTCATTATCTCCCTTTTTTCTCATCCATCTTTTTAACAAGTGCTGAATAATCTCTTGTCAATGCACTCATTACTTCTGTTGGAACTTCTGTTGGATCAACACCTTGTGGTATAGCACCGTATTTAGAATTACCTAATCCGCTTGCCATATCAGATGTGAATGAAAATTCACCGTCTAAATCGGTACTTTCTTGTAATGTTCTTCTTGTTTCTGCCAAAATATCTTGTATAGAACCATACGCTGATTTTGATTGTTTTGGTTTTTGTTGAGGTTTAGGTTTATCTTGATATTGCTTTAATAAAGCTAAACCATGCTCAATAGTTTCCTTTTGACTTTTTTTGTTTACTGGTGGAGTATTTAATTTTTTATCCAAAGCATAATCTATTTCTTCTCTGATTATTTCTCGGATTTTCTTAAAAAACTGATTAGATTCCATTTGAATACCTACTCAAATAATTTTTAATAATAACCTATCTAAAAATATAAATATCATTTTTATATATTTTCGGTAATTTAAGGAAACCAATAGACATTAAGATTATATAAATCTTTTACTATGGCTTTACATTCCCGCTGAATTTATAATTAAAATGCCATATTTCATTCCAATATGAATACCAGTTATATTTTTGACCATTTTCACGAATCCATTTTTGTGCAGGACCTTGATATTTTTCTTGATATTTTACATAGTTACCCGCCAATCCAAGTTTTTTTGCTGTATCGCCAGTCAAACCTCCTGCAACGTCAATTGCTCTACCTTTCTGATGATAAGATCCTTCTCTGTACGTTGTTCCAGTACTCGTGTGAAACCCAAGTGGTGGTGCAACCTGTCCCGGTTCACCACCCGAAGTTAAACTATCACGATTAAATTGCATAATTGGACCGTACTTTTTATTCGACGATGTTAACCATTCGTGAGGCCAGTATATAGGTGGTCCACCCTTTTTACCTCTGTTTTTTTTCCAAATCTTCACCTGATCGTCAACTGTTCTTGTTGGATCCGCATTGCTTGAAATACTAATTCCCGCTGCTTTAGCTGCAGCTTTCATTGCATTAAAATCAGGTAACGCAGATGCTCTCAGATATTGATTTGATTCACCTGGTATAAGTCCTATCAAACCTGATGCAAGTGCTTCAGGTCTTTCTGTAAGAATTGTTCCACCATTTCCATCTTTACCACCGTCATTTCCACGAGAAACTGGTAGTTTTGTATGTTGTCCTTCATTTGATTCTGATGGTTCTATTTTTGCAGGTGCAGGTGCAGCTGGTTTTTGCTCAATATACGGTAAAAGAAAATTATACATTCTACCTGTTAATTTACCTTTTTCAGTATCAATTCTTGTATAATAATCTTTGAATATACTTGTTGTATATATCTTAGAATCCAATCCACCAACTCTGTGTCCATCTCCTCCAGATTTAACATTAGAAATAAATACTGCACCATTTATCCAATTATCACCTGCTAATATTGCAAAATCTTTGAAGTTTGTTTCTTTTACAGCAATGTGATATGGACCACCACCTGGAATAGAATCTGCTCCCCTTGGTGTTGTATTACCACCAAATGTAACAATCTTACCTGTTTTATCAAGATACACTAAAACTTCTGCATATAATTGATTAGATTGTGCCGTGTGACTTTTTACGGCAGAAATAACTCCTAATTTCCAATTCAACGATATTATTTTATCTAATAATTTTTGCCCTCTTTCAGTTAATGTACCATCTTTCTTTATATGATAATCAACAATGAATATTGCAATATCACCACTCTCTTTTAATAATTCATCTGAATTTAAGTTTGCTGGATCATACCATATTTTACTTGGTTTAAAAACAAGGTCTTGCATACCCGCTGCTTTCAAATCTTTCCACTTCCATTCTTTATTACCGGGATAATTTATTAATTTATTCCCACTTAAAAGTTTTTCATGATAAGTATTGATGTTTACACTTATATCACCGTGTAAAGTATAGCCGGATTTTTTCAAACAATGTTCAACCCATATACCAGACCACTTTGGCCATTCTCTCCAACTTGAATCTTGATTTTTTTTATCTGATATTGTTGTATTTACAGCATTACCTATTCCAATCTGAGAACCTTTGTTTGTAAGAAAAACTTTTTCCAATAAAGTCATATGTAATTCATTACCTGCTTCAAAAACATAACCTATGTTATCATTAAAAACACCAACATCATAAGCATTCAACAAAATTGGAACATCTAAAAAAGATTCAATGTCTTTTTGTCCCTTTATTAAATTCAACCATTTACCTTGTACAGTTGGTTCTTTAATATCATCAAAGGATCCACTATGTGGTGGCCAGTATGGAACTAATGCACTTATTAAATTTTTTCCATCATCCGATACCAACTTATTTTCGTTTGCAGCACTTCCATATCCTGGATTTTCATCTGTTCGCCATGCCCAATATCTTTTATAATATTTTTGTTTTTTATCAACCATCTCTGCCAATGTGAGTGGTTTATTTTCTTTAGTTGGTAAAATATAAAATCTATGGTTATATTTTCCATCTAAACTAACAGGTGTTTCATCTTTAGGTGGTGGTAAAGGATCTTTTGCTACTACTTCTTCTTTAGCACCTTCTGGTGATTCGTTAGATTTTAATTTTGCATCTTCTTTTTGTAAATCATTACAATCATCGGCTGCAGATGCTACTTGTGCATTAGAACCATTTGATTCAGTAACCGAAGACGCTATAACTCCCTCAACCACTTCACCGCATAAAACAAATTTATTTCCTTCGAGTATTTTTCTAAATTTTTCAGTATATTTTTTTCTTTCTGCTAAGCCATTAGAGCCACCATTCACAACCTTAGTTATGCGTGTTACTTCTGCATCACTATATCCAGCGTCTTGTGCTGCTGTCCATAGTCCTTTATCTTCCATAAAAAAGAATGCAGATAATACTGCGTATTTAGTTGCAACTAAATCTGGAAATTGTGTTAAATCTTCTGTTCCATTACCTGATTTTTTTAACCACTTTGAAAAATGATCATAATTCCAACGCCCAGTTAGTTGAATATAACCACGGCCTTTGAATTTTACACCATCTCCTGGTTGAGTGTTTCCTAACTTCGTATTCCCTTCATATCTAGCTCCAGCATTTGCTCCTAATTCTACCGTACTTTTCCAATTTCCCGTTTCATGAGCGCATTGTCCACAAAAATGAATCATTTGATTCATTGTAGTTACATTAAATTTCTTAATAAGAGATGGTAATTCTTCAATTACTGTTGCAGGTAAATGTGGGGCGAGTAACTCACATATAGTTGGGAGTTTAGATTTTTGACCTGTTTCTGCTTTTGGTGATTCTGTTCCACCTGTTTCTGTTTTTGGTGTTTCTGTTTTTGGATTTGGTGTTCCACCTGTACCTTCTGTTGTTGCCGCACCACTTGGTGTTGCTGCTTCACCAGTAGAATTAACTTTCACATTATTTTTAATCCAATTAGCAGTAACCGTAATTAATCCCATGTGACCTGCTGAAGTTTTGATAAAATCTTTACCGTAAAATGTCACAGTTTCATCAAATTGTGGATTTTCAAAACCATCAGCACCTGCTTTTAGACCACCTGAAAAGTAGTATGTATTTGGATTTTGTGTTTTTGCAGCTTGTACACTTTTTGCAAGTGTACTTGTTTTAGCGTAAGCTCCTGCTAATAAAACAATATTCCAATATTTATAACTACCACCCCAAATAGGAATATAGGTTGTTACAGCACCAACACCACCAGAAAAACCTACAAGTATTTTTGAAGATGGTTTTATATTATTTTTAGTCAATATACCTTGTAATTCATTCCAAGATTCTCTAGCAAATGTTTTAGCGTTATAACCTTCCCAATGATCACCAGTTGCGCCACTTGTACCTGATGTAAACATGGGTGTATAAACATGAAAATCTGTTAACATGGAATAACCCTTATTGTCACCAATCTCACTCCATTTATTTCCTGGCTTTCCATTTTCTTCTTCTGGCCACATATATTCACCAGGAAGTGCACGGCATTCTTCTTTACCTTTACACATCACTTTAGTACCAACTGCTATTCCACCAACACAATAAACAAGTGGTGCATTTAACGCTTTTTTTGAGGATTTGAATCTACCCCATTTACTTCTAAGTTCTACTCTTGGTTCTAATGGGCCTGCCATTTACATTTCTCTATAAATAAATTAAATAACATATATTATAACTATAAATTAGTTTGATTATTTTTTGCCTTTTTTCTTACGTGGCGTAACTACAACGGGTGGATACTTTGCTGTGATTGGAATCTGTCCTGATGCAATAGCAGCTGCACGCGCATCTAAATTCATTTCTTTATTTAATTGTTTTATTATTTTCCCAAATTCAGTTGGTGTTTTTACTACTTCAAAATGCATATCATCATAATATGTATAACCTCCTTTTACCGCACTTTTGTATTTAGTGTTCAGAAGATAATTAAGTTTTTGGAGGCCGCTGACTCCCCAATGACGTTTGTCATCTGTTGGACGATTACTCTTTTTGTAATAAGGATGGTACGGCGCATTCACATCAATACCCGTTCCAGTAGCATGGTTAGACCATCTTGGTTTACCTTTTGACCATCCGGGATTTACATTCCCATCATTAATTTCTCTTACAAACAGAGCATATTCACCTTGACCACCCTTATCTAAGTTTATATCTTCTATTTCATTGTGAATATCATAAAATAAATTTGTATAAATAGACCATGTTTCTATTGTTACTTTCCACGTGGATAGAATACCAGGAATCTTTACCACTTTCGTCTTTATAGGACCAACGTACCACTCATTGGAAGCTTTTATATTTGTAAATTTCCGCCCTGCATATGTTCCACTACTACCTTGTCCAGAGGCGTCTAAATTTGGAACTTGAGCAGTTCCAATTGCTGCCGATTCATCTTGTTTAGGAGTAGGGGATGCACCACCCCCACCACCGCCTGTATCACCTGTATCAGTAGTAGCATCAGTAGTAGTGCTGGTAGCTGTTTCATTTGCGTTTACAGGGGTTTCTGTACCTGGCTTTATACAAGCACTACTACCACCACCACTTATTCCACCTCTTTGTTCACCTGGCAGTTCTGCTTGAATTACTCGATATTCACCAGGTTTTACATCTGACCAGTCACCACCATCAGTATTAATATCGGCTGTTTCATTCAAATCATCATCTGTAATAAACTCTAATAATTGTGCTCCATAATTTGGATCAACAACGGTAACATTTATTTCTTCTTTGTCAATGTCATCCAACCCGTCAATAATATTTGCCATTACTTTCTCCAATTATCAAACTATTATATTGTCTATTTGTAATGTTTTTTGAATTAAACTACTATTTAGTTTACCAACACCATCTGGTTGTTGATTAATACCAATAAATTTCTTAATTCTTATATCGGTATTGAAATTTTCATTTTTACCATCCAATCCTTCACTTATACCACTAAAAATAGTTGCATCAGTTAATTCATTCTTACTAACATCGAGTGTACCACGAATATTCAAATTTGCATTATTTAATGTTTTTAAATCATTATCATATAAATTAACATCACCAAAAACAGTAGTTGGACAACCAGATGTAGTTGAAAAGTTTCCACAGCCTAAATTCTCTAAACTGCTTATTCTGTTTTCAGATAAATTCAAATTTTGTCCTATTGAACTTGGAAGTCCGTCTAAGTTTTCTAATTTATTTTTATTAGCAAAATAATTCCCACCAACAGATTTTGGACCAAAATCTAAAGAAACCAATTCGTTACCAGAACAATCAAAATCACCTTCTACAACATCTGGGGCGTTTTCTAAGCTCTTTAATCCCATATTTTTACATATAAATTTACCATTAACATTTTTAATTTTAAATGGTATAGAAGTTAATGGCGTATTATCAGAAGAATTATTTCCTGTAAAATCCATACCACTTCTTTTTCCAGTTAATACAATGTCACCGTTATATGAAATTACATTTCCTAAAGAATCTTTTACTGCTAACGCAGGATCAAGTCCCATAACATAAACTGGATCGTTTATATCTGGATCTTCTTCCGATGGATCTGAATCCTGAAAACACTCTATGTCAGATTGGTTATTATTATTTCTGTCATAAACTATACCCAACGATTCATCATATTGTTTATCAGTAAGACCATGTTTTTCTTTATAATCTTTTTCTGCGTCTGAATTATATCTATTTTCTTCTTCTAATATTTCAGTATGTTCTTTCAATCCCTCTCTTAATTCATCAGATTTTTCATTCAATTGTTGATATTTATTCAAATTATCTATATACGTTTGAAGTTTTGTAACACCTTCTTCTTCTATACCAAAACCCAATCCTATCGCAGCAACTTTTTGAATACGGTAATCAATTTTATTAAATGTTGTTAGCCAAGTTCCTTTAGAAATAACTTTTTGATCTGGACTTGCATCATCTCTAACCGTTGTATTTATTGGTTTGAGTAACGATAAAAACTCTTTAGAAAGACCTTTAGCTATTCTTTCTCCTTCTATTCTATCCTTTTCATCATCTGAATAAAATAATACCGATGCGGATACTATTAAATCCAACGATTGTCTTGTGTTCAAATAATTGTCATCAATAATTTTTATTTTAAATATATCATCCGTACTAGTGTATGTTTCAATAGTCTTTATATCAGACAATGTTTTTATGTTTTTTGAAGAATCAAATAAATTAGTAAGAGTATCTTTACCAATATTTAAAGTTTTAGATAATATTTCTGTTATTTCTGGCTTTGATGCAATATCTACTAAATTTTTTAATTCCAATTGTTCTAATAATTTTTTCTTAATAGCATCAATGTCACCATTAATAATGTTGTCACTACCTACAAAATCAACAATATCTGTTATTGCTGACAATGTTTTTGTATCTACACCAAGACTAGAAGCTAAAGAATTTAAAACACCAGGTGCAGCATCTTTTAATGCGTTTATAGCAGAATCTTTTAGTGCGTCAACATTTATTTTTCCACTTAATATAGAATCCTTTACACTTTGTGTAAAACCGTCATATACAGCTGTTCTTGTATCTGCTAATGTGTATTCATACGTTAATGGAGAATTTACTGTTGATTCAAACATTTTCTTTGCATTAATGTTTTCAGTTGGTGCTGGTTTATCGTCTTCGGTAGGTGCTTTATCTTTTTCTAAAATTACAATAGGACATTTATCATCGCCTATGTATTCATAACCGTTTAAGTATTTTTTTGTTTTATCACTTAACTCTAATTCAAATCCAGAACAATATATATTTGCTATCGAATATACTTTTGCTAGTTTTCTATGTTTTACAGCGTCTTCTGTTGTATGCGGATCATCAGGACATTCTGTAAACTTAAAAGTTTGTGGTAATGTAAATCCATTCTCCTCTACTGTATTTGAACATTTTAAGAATATAAAGTCATTTGCTGTTATGGTATATGTGGAAGAACCAGCCAAATTTTATCTCCAATTAAACGTATATGTTTTTTGCACCTGTAATTTCTTTTATTATTGTAGCATCTAATTTTATTGCTTTACCATCTGCTGCATCTTGTTGATAACCACCATTGAATGTTTTTGTTTTTATTTCATTTACACCTGCAAATATTGTTGCATCTGTTAATGAACAATTATCACATTGTAATATTTGTAATGGATTCAATGGACCATTTGTAGAAATACCTTTCAATGAAGTTATCTTTATATTTCCACCTAAGTGGTAAGCGTAACCAACCTTAGTTGGACCACCGACTAAGTTATCCAATCTATTGTTACTACAATCAAATGTACTTGTAACTTCAGTTGGTCCACCAGTTAAAGATTTTAATTCTGAGTTTTTACATAGATATGATTTTACTTTCTTTGGACCTTCCTGTAATGATTCCAATTGGTTACCAGAACAATTAAATGTTCCACCAACTTCAGTTGGAGAATTCTTCAATGATTTAAGTTCCATGTTAGAACAATTAAAATTACCAGCTACTACACCAAACGGTATAGGTATTTCGGTAAATCTTCTATTTGTAAGTGGATTTGTTTTTGCTGATAAATCAACATCACCATCATAATTCCATCTACCACCAATATTTTTCATCTTGGCTGATTCTAAACCTAATTGTTCGTATGTTAAACCATTGGGATAATTAGAAGAAACACTACCAGGTATTTGAACAGTCTGCGGTGGAGTTGTTGGTGTATTGGAATCAGTTCCAGCTGTTCCTTGTTCTGTTGTTGGTGTATTAGAATCAGTTCCAGCTGTTCCTTGTCCTGTTGTTGGTGTATTGGAATCAGTTACAAAATCTCCTCTTTCTGCTGCTTCTTCTGCTTCTGCACTACTCATACCCATTTCGGATGGAGGTGTTAAAGAAGCGCCAGACGCTTTAGAAATTTCTTCCAATATAGCTTTTTTCTGTTTTTCAATATCACTTAATTCTTGTATTATAGTTACAACATTAACCACTGGTTGCTCCAATTCTACACCCGCTAATACATCTGGTTTATCACCATCTATTTTGTTAGTTTCAACATAACCACCACCACTTGCTGCTCTTTCCTTAGCTTTATCCATTTCTGCTTTTGTTGGTCCACCAGGATTTTCACAAACAAATACTTGATTACTTGGAAGTGATTTCAATGAAGAACGAAGTGATTTTATATCTGATTTAATTTTATTAAAGTCTGGAGCATTTGTTGGTGGAAGTGATTCACCCGTACCAGTTAAGTGTGTTTGTTTACTTATTGATGTACATAAATTAGCTAAAGAATCACATAAGTCACCCAACCATTGCATTGTTTTATCTCCCAATAAAACAGGAGATACTGCGTTTAAACCTAAATTTATGCGGGGTGCTTCCATTTCAACAACAATACCACCATCTAACGCTATTGCTTTTTGTGAGGAAAACCCAATACCTTCACTACTAAATCCCATTAATTCTTGCTTTTTAGCGTTTAATAATATTCTATCGGATGACATTAAAATTTGATTACCAGCATTAACGTTGTCAATATATAAATTAACACTACGATTTGTAATAGATGCCGCCACGTCTGATGCTGGTGTAAATGCAAAAGACTGTCCAGAAGTCATCCAAATTGATGAATCATCTGTTTCTGGATCTTCAATAATAAATTCATTAAAAGGTTTTTTATCTGGATTAGTACCATTTGAAATTATCAGTATAGGGTTACCTGTGTCACCTAAACCTTTTTTCCAAAGTGGTCTTTGTGGATATGCTCGTCTTTCATCAACGGTAGAACCCAATCTAATTGAATTTCCCCATCTACCTTCAAGAATAATGTCACCGGGATAAGGCTGTATAGGATAAACATCTAACCTTTCTGGAAAACCTGGATCTATCGTTTTACCTGTTTCTAAACGTGATTCTACTTTATTATATGCACCATCTTCTGCATTTTTTCTCGTAGTTACATTCGATGTGCTAACTTGTCTTTGAAAATCAGTTACACCTGGAATACCGTTGTGATGAACAGAACTTTGTATTGAGATTGGATTTGTATAATAATATTCTTGTCCAGTCCTAAGTGCACTATTGTAAGATGTTGGGCCCTTTAACAACATAACAACTTCACCCTTTACTGGAATATTTTTTATATTAGCATCTAATGGTCTTGCAGCAATAACATTAGTTTGTGTTTGCGAGCCGTATGCTCCCAAAAACCTACAATAAATTGTATATAACTTTTCTTTATTTTTACCGTCAAAATCTACGGTAACAACTTCAGCAGGAATATTCTCATATTCCTGACCATTCAGAATCGTCTTTTGTGGATTTTGTGCCAATTTTATTTTCCTCTTGTTCTTCTTGAATTTCTTGAAATCCCTTTAATAAGGCTTCTTTTTCTTCATCAGTCAAGAACGAGGAAGATTCCTCAGTTTTATTACTTGTAGCACGTTGTATAACCGCTGCCAATTTAACTAAATGTTCATCATTCTTAACTGACACTTCCATTAAGTCTTTGATAGAAGGAACTAACATACCTGCATCACTTATATTAGTTATAAGTGGTTTTAGGTCTGCAATCAATAAATTGAGTTGCCGTTCCTTTTTTTTCTGATTATCGTAAATATCTTTTAATAAATCAGAAAACTTTTTATTTCCAAATAATTCTTGATCAAAGCTCATGTAAATAAATATGTTAGTTGTTAATAATGTCTTGTAATTCGTACCAAGATAAATTATTTATGTTAACACCATCACGGTATTGCTTGTACAGTTTTGTATAAATGTATTTTATTTTGTTTATAACATTAGTTATATATTGTGAACTTATTCCTGTTCTTTCACGAACAAGAATGTATATAGCCTTCTTATTATAGTTTTCTATATTCTCACGCGTCTTAAACAAATATATAATAGAATCCGCAACTTGTATATCTCGTCTCTTTGAAAATAAAAGTGGTAAATATTTTTCTACAATGTTAGAAAACAAATCAATAAAGTCCTGTTTTTCTTCTATCATATCTGTTCTTATTTTTTCATTTACAATATTTCTCTCAGAATCAATAGTCTGAATATCTTGACTACGTTTGAAATGATAATAGTTTTTATTATTTTCAGCAATAAGATAATTCTTAGCAACAATTGAAAAATAAGAAAAAGCCTTTCCGTTATCGGCTTTGTATTTATGAATTTTTTCATGTAAGAAAGCAACAACTTCATGTTTAACATCTTCATGTGAAACATCAAAATTATAAAACTTGAATCTATGAATCATTATTTCTGCAAGTTTATAAAATGCAGGGTGAATCTTTTTTGTATAAATTATATTACGCTGTATATCATCTTCAATAGTATTGTACATTACAATAGCATCTTCGGTGTCTTGAGTGAAATATATATTTTGTTTTACTTTTTTCTTTTCTTCCATTTCAATCTCACTCTATATTTGAAAACATACCAACTCTTCTACTACCAGTTTCTTCATCTTCTTCAATTGGTTTTTCGTCAAAGTAATAATTTATATCGTTTATTATTTTCTTTAACTCTTTGAAAAAATAACCAGTTTCATCGTCTGCTTCAAACGAACCAATTCTATCTAATTGTTTTAATACAGACCTATGAGATTGTACTCTATTTCTAAGTGACAACACAAATTCTTGATTTTCTAATGCAATTTCTTCCAATTCCGTGTATTTTTTATTCAGATTATATATTACATAACCCGCTCCACACAATAAAAGTAACAATATATATACTAAAATAACCATAAATTATCCCCTTAAATGTTTAGGCTGTATAATTGTATCAATAACACCTAATTCTAATGCTTCTTTCGGTGTAATATAAAAATCTTTAATTGTAGTTGTTTTCCACCATTCAACGTCTTTTTTGGAATTTGTATACATAATATCTAATAAAATGTCTTCTAATTTCTCCATATGTTGGACATTTGCCTTCATATCGGAGGATTTACCGTAAATATCGGAGGACATTTCATGAAACATTATTGTACTGTTCTTAGATGCTGCACGAACACCTGTTCCAGAACATAATATTAAGGCAGCAGCGGACATTGCACATCCACGAACAATTGTATTTACTTTAACATCTAAACTCTGAATGTAGTCAATAATACCTAATGCTTCGTATACAGAACCACCAGTTGAGTTAATAACAAGGTTTATTGGGTCATCTTTTTTACTTTCGTCTCTCATGTGTAAAATTGCTCTAATACGAGTAATTAAATCATAAAGAGTACCGTCCATAATTTCACCAAACAAAAGAACACTTGAAGCGTTTACGTCAATACCATAATCCATTTGAGTAGTTGCTTCTTTCCATCGTAACGGAATATCTTCTTCTTGCTTTTCTTTTTTTTGAATTTTATTATTTTCTGCATTAACTCCGTCATCATAAAAATCTTCCATATAACTACTCCAGTATATATAATAATAGTATTCTATACAGAAATCCCTCTTCTATAAGATTGAACAGATGGTTCTCCGTAGAATACTTTTTTTTCATTTTCATCTTCTTCAAAATTAACATTTTCTTCTTCTATTTCCAAATTATTTTTTTCTATATCTTCTTGTATATCAACTACTTCCATTGTTTTTTTCATAGGAACAGTTACCGCATCTGTTATTTGATTATTGAAATTGGGAGCAGTTACGGCATCTGTTATTTGAGATTCTACTTTTATAATTTCTTTTTCTTTATGTCTTAAATGATTTGCAGCAATTACTAAAGAAACTGCCAATGGATCAAATACAGAAACAAGAACAAGTATGAACCAATTTACAATTATGTCCATCGGTTTCCCTGTTAACCTACTCAAATAAAGTAATGGACCAATTTCAGAACTAAATGTTGAATTTTCCAATACTAATTTATCTTGTTCTAATAAAGCTACCGAATCTGATAAATTAATTGATTTCTGATTTAATTGGGAGATTTCTAAATTTAGTGTTTGTGTAGATTGATCAACTGATTGAATATTTTTTTGTAAACCACGAGTTCCTTGCTTCTGAGTTAATTGGGAATTCAATGAGTTTTCTTGAGAAAGTCTTAATTTATCGTATGAGGAAATACGTTCAGTTTTTTGTTTAACTAACGTATCGATTTGTGTTTTTTGTTCCGTGAATATTTTTTTCTTTTGTTCAAGAAGAGCAATTTTATTTTGTGCTTCATAAATAGATTTTGCTGTTTCTTGATATGAGTTGGTAAGATAACCGTATACACCAACAGAAGTTAATATCATTAGTACCGCTGCGGATGACATTAAATAAAACTTAAATAAAGGTTTAAGTGTTTTGAAGTGATCATGTAAAAATGTTATAACAACTAACTTGGAAAATTCAAGCATGGCGGCCATTCCTATGATTGACCATGAACCACCAGAAAATAATTTGGATATTCCGTATACAGAGTAATATCCAGAAAAAGATGCTAAACCTATTGCACAAAACCAGATAAGTGTCTGTAATGACAATAATTTGGATTTCATCAAATTCTCACTATGGTTCTAAATTTCTCATTAAAGC